GTATTAAATAATATTTGAGCTCGTTTTGAATCTAAGTTCAATTCTTTTTGTAGTTTTATTTTACCCATACCATAGAACAAACCAAGATTAATTGTTTTAGCTTGTTTTCTTGGTATATTAGCCATGTCTGCAACAATTTGATGAAAGTCAGCATCTTCTTTGTCAAATTCTTTTTGTAAATCTGAAGTTCCAGCCATACCTAATTTAATAGCATAGTGGACTACAATACGAGGCTCTTGTTGACTATAATCAAAACTGTACCACTCACTGCCTGTTTCAGGAATAAATAGTTCTCTCATTTTTTTGCCTATATAACCTTTAGATGGAATCTGTTGCAAGTTTGGGTTACTCATAGAAAATCTGCCAGTTACAGTTCCTCCATCTTCTCCTTTAATTTGATTTATATCTGCATGTATTCGTCCATTATGAACAAACCCTAATAGTCCTTCTATAAAAGTATTTTTAGCTTTATCAAATTCTCTAGCTTTAGCTATTAGTCTTAAGTATTTATTTTTATGAGTAGATAAATAATTTTTAGGAAGCTGTGGCATTCCAGATTTAGGTGTTTTTGTATAGTCATTAATATTTTGATGATCTAGCAAAGCTTTAATAGAAGATGCTGCCCATATTTCTATTCGAATGTTAGTTTTTCTAGCAATATAATCTATAATATTATTTCTAGTTTTTTCTAAACGTTTACCAAATGCTCTAGCTTTTTCGACATCAATCTTAACGCCTTTAAATTTCATGTCAACTAAACATGGAAACAATTTTGTTTCTAATTCAAAAATATTTCTACTTGTTTTTTCTTCAACTATGATAAAGTTTCCGTCTTTATTTTTTAATTTATTTCCTTTTTCATCTTCTTCGTATTTAGTGTATAATACTTTGTCAAATTCTTGATCAAACAGTTTCCATAATTTTAAAGTTAAATTAACGTCTTGTTTTGCATAGTCTTTTACAATAGATGCAGGTAACTTGTGCATGTTACTCATTGGATCTTTAATTGTTCCTTTAGACCATACAAGAGTTTTTTCTTGTAGATCATACCCACCTTTTTTTTCTTTTAAAAAATCTTTAGACAAAGAATCTAATGAATACCTAAATCTATTTTCGTCAATTACAGAAGCTGCAACCATCGTATCTACAATACGACCTTTCATTTTCTTACCTGTTACAGCCCTAATCCAACATACGTCGTACATTGCATTGTGAAATACTTTTGTAATCTTTTCATTTTGGAATAATTTTTCATCTAAAATTTCCCATAGTTTTAATTTTTTATCTAACGATAAATTCGTATCTGAGTGACTAAGCGGAAAATAAACAGTATCTTTTCCTGTTGCAATTGCAACTCCACATACAAAACCATCGCCTCTTATAGCACCTAGACCTTTTGTTTTTAAATTAGGATCATAAGTCTCTAAGTCAACTGCAACTGTAGTTATACCGTCTAAATCTAAATCTTCTGGTGTCTTACACATCGTAATCCCTTTCTAATATCATTTGTAAATAATGTATTGCTTTCTTTATATCTTCTTGCTTCCCCTTGTGTGGATGCCTGCATATATATTTTATAGCATTACCCTCTGCAAAAAGCAATTTGTTTTCATTTATAAATTCTGCAGGTTGGATTTTAAAATTTTTATAATGTTTTCCTCCAACTTGTTTTTCTAAACAATTATATTGCATACCTTTAAATATAGATTTATCTGTCATGTTTTCTTCCCAGTGTGTATCTATCTTGTGATGCCACAGTCCAACAATCTATTCTACCTCTACTATACGCTACATACTTTAAACGTAGTTGAGTAAAATAATCTTCTCTTCTAGTGCAAGTTTCATCAACTATTACATTGTCGTAAGTTTGTCCTTTAACTTTATGTATGTTTCCATAATAAACTCTTGCCTTTCCTTCTGTATCAACTCCATCTCTTATTAAATTATTTATGTATATAATTTTTTCTTCATCTGTTTTTGATTTAATCCTTGTGTGATAAAAGTCAGTAAAATCAAGGCTTTCTGCGCGTAAATATTTTTTTTCTATTAACTCATGAATAAAATAATCTTTGTTTATCCAATCTTCAAAAGTTGCTTCTCCCTTTCCTCTTACAATAACTTGTTGGCCCATGTAATTCCAAAATTCTTTTATCTGTTTCAACGGCATTGCTTTTCCGTTTACAAATTCTGGCCATGTTTTATGACATCTTATTTCTTTTTTAGAAACATAAGGGTCACTACCTACATGACAAAACTCTACTCCATGATAATGTAAAAAAGATCTTGCCCATTTTCCAGAAGGTGTCCCTCTATAAGTAAATAAAAAAGTTTCTTTTGTATTTTTTATTTTGTCTAACAACTTTTCCATAGCTGAACAGTCTGTAGTAAGACTTGGTAAATAATAATGAGTTCCAATAACATTTTTTGCAGGTTTCCAAATTCTTTCATATTCGTAATGATCCCATATAGGTCTTATTATTTCCTTACACAATTTATTTATTGTTTCTCCGCATCTGAGACCATCTTCTAATTGTTCCGCATCTTTAGAAAGTTTATGAAAGTAATCTGCGTTAGCACCAGCAAATTCAAAAATCGTTTGATCTGCATCTCCTACCATGTAGTATTCTTTTACATTTGTAGACATTTTTTCTAATGCTTTTAATTGTGGAATGTTACTATCTTGAGCTTCATCAACTATTAAAACATCTATGTCAACAGGAACAATTGCATAGTCTTCCATTTTTTTAGTTTTTTCATCATATGTTTTTTTTATAAAATCATAAATCATGTCATTATAATCACACACTTGATTAATTTTTTTATAATTATCGTACACTTCTTTCATTTCATAAATCATTCTAAAATTATTGTAAGGATAGTAATTAGAACTAGTTTCTTTTAAAGAATTCCAATGCTCTTTAATTGTCCTTCCCTGTCCAAAAGAATCACTAAGAAATTTAAAAAATTTATGTTTATCATTATCAAATTCTGATTGAGTTACTCTTTGTGCTTTAAAACCACTATTTTCTACACACAAGTTAAGGTAATCTCCATAATTTATTAATTCTTTTTTTAATAATTTACTTTTACAAAAAGCATGTATTGTGCATATTTTATATTTAAAAAATTTTTTTCTTAAACCTTTTTCTTTTATTTCCGGTAATTTTAATACTGCATCTTTTAATTCATCTGCAGCTACGTTTGTATGCGATAACATTATTATTTTTTCTGGACTATATTTTTTTAATAACTCTTTGTATTTGTCTATTAAATATATGTGTGTTTTTCCTGTGCCTGGAGGACCAGATACAAATTTAGGTTGTTTCATGTGTTATTGTCCTTTCTTCTATTTCTTGAGCTTCTCCTTCTATGATCAAATGATCCTTGTTTATATTATAGTTATCTATTTTATAAGAAGGGCAAGACTGTTCTTTGTATTTACCTCTGTATCTTTTAGCTCTTAAAATACGTTTGCATTTTAAAACAAGATCTACTCTTGCTAAAGTTACTCTCTTTTCAGCTAAAAATTCGTCAAATTTATTTAAATTAAATTCCAGACTACTATTCTTCATATTAAAATATGGCATATTAAAATTTGCTAATTCTTTCTTATCTGTGTAAGCTTTAAACTTATCAATAAAAGATTCAAACCATCCTATAAACCTTACATCTTCACTAGACTCAGGGTCGTAGTCTTGTGATTTAGTTCTTGCTTGAAATTTTGCTATCATCATTTTATCAAAATCCATTTCTTTCATAAAAGGTAAAAAAACAGCTGCTTGTTTCATTACTTCATCATAAAAAATTTTCTTTTTCATTAGCTGTGGACCTTCGACAGTTATGTCTGTCTCTATTTTTTTTCCATCTTCTATTGAATAAATTTTTACAAAATATCTATCACTACCATATTCAACTATGTCACCTATGTGTTCCTGTATTTCTTCGCTATTATTCTTAACACCAATCCAATTAAATAATTTTGTAACATCTTTTTTATCTACATTTAAAACTTCTGCTAATTTTGGAATACCATAAAGATGATCTGCTTTTTTTCCTGTTGTACCTTTTTGTTTACGCTCTTCTGGTTCGGTATCGTTTGCTTCAATAGCAATGTTATAAACAAAACTATCTATTTGTTCTGTTGTCCAATCTGTGTTTTTAATTAAAATGCCAGCTATGGCTGTACAATAAATATCTCTAGAGCCCGTAGAAGGGTATATAATTGTAAGAGCAGTTGACAAAGCAATTTTACTAACGTCTACTACTACATTTCCAATATATTCATGAATATCATTATAGTTAGACCACTCAACTGTTTCTCCATTGTCATCATAAGGAGATTCTGGAACGATAGTATATCGTTCTTTACCACTTCTTAGTTCGCAAAGAGTTGCTCCATGTGGAAACTTTTTAAAATTTTTTTCAAAACTTTTTGGTAATATATATTGTATAAATTCACAAGAACCTGTCCAAAGATAGTGACTGTTAGGATTATTTCTTCTACCATAAATTGCTCCACAGTCTTTTAAATAATGTGTTATAAATCTTCTGACTACAGGGTTGTCTATATCTAAATCAATATGACTATCTAATCTTAATGCTATTTGTGCTTTTGAATAATTATTTTTCCATTCTTCTTTCGTTAAACTAAAATCATCTTTCTTCCAACTGACCCTAGCTTTTTTTTGGTCAGTGGGTATTATCACGTGACCAAGATCAAGCCAATCTTCATAGGTAACCGGAATTTTATTTATCTTATCATTCATAAATTAAAATGGGCGTGTCCACTCTCGCTTCGACGCCCATTACCTAGGATACTATAAATTTAAAGATTTTTTAGTTTCTTCTTGAGATTCAGGTTTAGCTTCCACTTCACCTTTACCTACAGATTCTGCAAAAGATTTTGCCATATCATATATAGCTTTATCTTGTACAGGACCTACTTTAGATACATCCCATCCAAACCATGTTCCTTTGTCATTAGACATCTGAACGGTTGATAGTTTATAAATGTGGCTATAAGTTGGCGGAGTAAATAAACCATTCTTACCTTGCAACTTTAAACCCATCATCATTGAGTTCCATTTTCTACTAACTTTTAATTGAGTAGATTTCATAGAAATCAAAGCTGTTTGTGGATTGTCACCAAGAGTCAATACAAAATGACTAGCGGTGTTATCAAGATAGTTACCGTTTGGTAATCTGTCTTTATAATCTTTACCTCTAGTTGTTTGGCTTACAATATCACTATCTGCATCGTGCATTGCAACAGGTGCGCCAGTGCTCTGACCTCTGTCTTGCCATTCAATGTACTGTCTTTTGTAATGACATGGCACGACTGATATTGAGTCATACAATGTATTAGTTACAGTATTGATTATTTTGCCAGGTTCTGCGCCCTCGACATATTTTCCATGAGTCTTATTGACTTCTGGAGATAGTTGGCCCAAAATTTTTAAGAAAGGCAACGCAAGATCTTCTTGCGATATATTTTGAGCGCCTTGTTGTGCATCAGCTTCCATATCAAATGTTGCTAGTGCTCCGTTCTTTTTTTCTGTTACTTGGTTCATGTTTATTGTTTCCTTTTTATTGTTGTTTTATTTCCAACAAATACGTTGAAAATTTCCGTTGGCATTTCTTTACCTGCCTCAATACGTTCACGGACTAACGCTTTGAGAGTCATAGGTTCAACTTTCAATTTTTGTTGAGGTTGATAACCTTGACTCTCTGCAAGAACAGCATAATCAGCTGCCTTGTTATCCTCGTTGCGACCAAAAGATACGGATATCTCATTTTTGATTATATCTCCTAGTCCATTATTACGAAGCCATCCAAACGCTGCTTCTCTATTTGCAATAGTGATGCTTGCGCTGTAATTCGGTTTTACATCTACCGAAGATCCATCCATAAGTTTAAGATGAGATAAACCCATCTCACTCATCATAGTTGGAATTACTTCTCCTGATAAATGATCTATTTGTTTTTTTGTATTTTTTAAATTGTCTTCTTGTAGTTCAAGTCTTTTTTGTAAATCTTCTAATTTTTCTACTTGATCTGCAAGTGATTGTATATTGGTTGTTTTTTGCAAAACATTTTCTTGGTCTTTTTCAAAATCAATTGTCATCAATTTCTCCTTTCTCGTATAGGTTAATTTCAATAGGATAGTATTGTCTTTCTTGTTTATCCCATTTAAGTAAATTGTATTTACCATTTGTCATGTCAGAAACTATCGAACATGCAACACCTATAATAGCAGGATCACCAGTCAATAATAAATAATCTTCTGTCGTAAAATTTTTTAATGCTTTTCTTAATTTAAAAATTAATGGACCAGGAGAAAATATTATTTGCGAAAACTCTGGTAGTAAAAATTCAAACTTACCATATTTAGCAGCACCCATAATATTAATTTTAGGTGAGCCTGATTGAGTTCCAGCAACTTCTTGAATTACATAAACTTTATTTTCTTTCATGACTTGACAATATAGTTATAAATGTTATCTTGTCAAGTAGAAAGAAGAAAAATTATGAACTATAAATTTAAAACAAAACCATACGCTCATCAAATAACTGCGTTAGAAAAGTCGTGGAATAGAGAAACATACGCTTATTTTATGGAAATGGGTACAGGTAAAACAAAAGTGTTAATAGACAATATGTCTATGCTTTATGACAAAGGTAAAATAGATGGTGCTTTAATTATTGCACCAAAAGGTGTTGTTGGTACTTGGTATACAAACGAATTACCAACTCATTTACCAGACCACATAGAAAATGTGACTGTATTGTGGCAACCAAATATAAATAAAAAACAACAAGAAAAATTAGATACATTGTTTGAAATAGATACAGGTATTCATATTTTAATTATGAATGTTGAAGCTTTTAGTACAGACAAAGGTAGATTATTTGCAGGTAAATTTTTAAGATCACACAATGCTTTGATGGCTATTGACGAATCTACTACAATAAAAAATCCAGGTGCTAAACGTACTAAAAATATTGTGGCATTATCTAAATCAGCAAAATACAGACGTATAATGACAGGTTCTCCTGTTACTAAAAACCCACTAGACTTGTTTAGTCAATGTGAATTTTTAGATCCTTATCTTTTAGATTTTGGTTCTTATTATGCATTTAGAAATAGATATGCAGAAATGAAAACAATGCATGCACATGGTAGGTCAATACAAATTGTAGATAAATTTATTAATCTTGGAGAGTTATCAGATACAATTAAAAAATTTTCTTACCGTGTATTAAAAGAAGATTGTTTAGATCTGCCTGATAAAATATTTATAAAACGTCAAATACAATTAACACCAGATCAATCTAAATTGTACGAACAAATGAAAGAACAAGCACTAGCTATACTACAAGGTAAAGTATCTAGCACTAAAAATTCTTTAACACAGTTAATGCGGCTACAACAAATAACTTGTGGTCATTTTACTGATGATAACGGCACAACCCAACCTATAAAAAATAATAGAGTTGATGAACTAATGAATGTGTTAGAAGAAGTTGAAGGTAAAGCTATCATTTGGGCCCATTATCAATATGACATGACTAAAATTATGGATGCTATAAGTAAAACATATGGTCCGGGGTCCTTTGTTGACTATTATGGATTAACACCAAAAGAAAAAAGACAAGACAATATTACTAAATTTCAAGGTGACCCTAAGTGTCGATTTTTTATTGGAACGCCCTCTACGGGCGGCTATGGGATAACTTTAACGGCTGCAAACACCGTAATTTACTATTCTAACGGATATGACTTAGAAAAACGTCTACAGTCAGAAGACAGAGCACATCGTATGGGACAGAAAAAACCTGTAACATATGTAGATATAAATGCTGAAGATACTGTTGATGAAAAAATAGTTAAGGCGTTAAGAAAAAAAATAAATATAGCTTCTCAAGTGTTAGGTGAAGAACTTAAATCATGGATTTAGTAGGACTATACGCGTAGCGCGCGCAGATTTTTAAACCAGTAAATCTTTGGCTTTACCTAAAATAGGTTTGTATTTTGTCTTACCCTCATCTCTATATGCGTGTAAAAATTGTTTTCTTGGTGTGCCTTCTGTAATACTACAGTGTATCCACCCCGAGTTGGGTTCTCCGGGAACATAGTACTCGACGATCAATTGATCCCACTCTAATTCTCTGTGTATCCAATCTGCAAGTTCAGCATTGTCAACTCCTACACATTCGAAATCTGCCGCCTCCGCTCGCGAGTGCTGGCTGTTGATCGAACTACCAATGGCTTGGCAAAGCTGCGGGGAACGAAATCCTGACGTGACTTTGACTCTACCAAAATGATCACGTACTGGCTGTAAAATTTTTTCACAAAGTAATTTTAATTTTTCTATTTGTTCTGCGTTAGGGTTATTGTTAATACCTTTACGTATAGCGGTATCTGATTTAATTAACTCTTGAAGAGTAAAATTACGTGTAAGTTCCATTTTAGCCTGGTGTGTTTGTTAATAACATAAAAATCATATTAGCCATACCCATGATTAACATACCTGCAGATACTAATACAATTTTTTCTAATCTATTTATTTGATTTTCTATT